ATATATAATATCTGTAAGCGCTAAATAGGTGCCGCCGAAAAGCCGTGGAATTTCTATATATCCATCGGGATTAGCTGCATCCGCTATCGAAAATTGCCAAAATCGATAAGCCCCACCGGTGAAAACCTTTATAATATTGCCCGCCGCATAAGTTAAAGTCTCGTCAATCGTCGGGGATCCCCAGGAATCCGTCGCGTTACCTTGAAATTTGATCGTTGCCCCGCTCGTGAGATTATGCCCGGCGCCTATGGCAGCGCAGGTCATCGAAATAGTGTTGCCCACACCGGCATCAATTAGCCATGTTTCCGCTGTATCACCCGTACTCCGGGCCCTCTTAGCGAGTGTAAAATCCAGATTTATATTAGAGGCTGGATATCCGGAGGCCTCCGAGCTAGCAACGATTGTATATTTATCAAACTCGTTATCCCATGCTATACGCATTTACCAGGACCCCACAGCATTTTGATGTATCGGCAGCCGGCCGCTTTCCGTTGCCCGGCTGATGAATTCCAGTATTTGATCTCCGTCTAAATATATGTGATTGTGAATCACAGCCCCGCCTTCGCCGGCGTTCATGGCCTCGAGCGCGGGCCTGTTCTGCGCGACGATTTCTTTTCTCATCACCATTTCGCCAGGCTCGGCCATTATCGGGACCCGATCGCCTCCGCCGTAACCTCCGACTAGCCCACCCTGCTGCATATTTTTAATCAAATTACCGGCCGCTATCGCTGCGACACCTCCAGCGAATGCTACCGCTGCTTTACCAAACTGCCATAATACGGCGTAAAGAGCGGCCTGTGCCATGAGCTGGTTGCCTATTGCAATTAATAGACCGCCGAAAGCATTTTTAGCCAGATCCTTTAATGCCGCACCCATTGACTTTGATCCCTTGATAACGTCCGCCATATCCGCGCCGAACTGCTGAAAGGCCGGCGTTAACGCATCGACCGTGAGATCTTTGACCGATTCCAGGTCAAGTTTTAATTCTTCAATCTGCTCTTCAAACCGGTTAACGGCCGGCGTATAGGTATTATCAAAGCTACCGTAATAATCATTTGCTATAACTAGGGCTGCCGCCGTCATGGCATTCCATTCTTCTTGAGTTGCAATTGCTCTGCGCCTAGCCTGTTCTTCGGCAATCAACTCGAACGTGAAGAGGCCGTGTATTTTAGCGATTTCCGGAAGGATCTCTTTTTCATCCTCGTTGTCTTTTCTCGCAATCACCTGGTTTTTATGTAGTGCGTCGAGCTGCTCGTTCACTTCTGCGAGTTTGATCCCGTTCTTTTCCAGGGAATCATTGACCTTGTCCTGTTCGGCAAGGACCGCCTTTAATTCATCTTTCGCCTGACGGTGTGCTTTACTGAATATTTTTGTATTGTCAATAACACCCTGCAGCCGTTTTTCTTCCGCAAGCAAATAATTCCAGTGCTGCATCAACGTTTTGTCAGTAGCCTCGAGATCTGTTCTAAAGTTTTCAAGCTGATCCTTAGTAAATCCCGCAAGGCTCTTTTTCCAGTCATCGATCGCACGTTTATTTCGATCCACAAGATCTAATAGTCCCGCTAACATGCTCTTTAGCCCACTGGCCACCTCAATCATTAAGGGCATCTGTGTATCAATCAATCCGCCCATTTCTTCTTTGAGATCTCCGAACTCTTGTTTCAGGATCTTCGCCTGGCCGGCCGTTGTTTGTCCCAGGGCTACCGCAACCCCGCCGAGCTCGAGCTGCAGCTCATTGAGAATAACGCGCTGCGCCGCCATAAGATCGTTTTGCTCGACAAATTGTTCGATCGATTCCTTTTGTGTTTCGCTGAACGATATACCGATCCTGCGTAACCGCCCGACACCGGTGATCGGATCATTGAGGGCCGTTCCGAGCTGGACGATCGATTGCTGCTGATCCTGGCCGAAAAGAGTCGACATATCGGCAGCCAGCCCGATCGCCTCCGGGAACGTATCGGTATTGATCATGGTAAACGTCGCCATAATACCCTCGGCGGCGATTACCAGCTCGTCGGCGATCCCCGTGGTCCGCTGCATCTCTCCCGCGAACGCGAACATTTCATTTTGAAGCTCCTGTGTCCAGCGGCCCGTTGATTTTAATGTTGAGATTAATTTCGTTTCTGCGGTTAGTTGATTGTTATAAGCGTCTAATAGATCTTTCGATACCTTAACGATTTTTCTTATGGCGAGCGCTGCCACGGTGAGCTCGGCGAAATACCCCTTTACCAGCTTGGTTAATCCGCCGATTCCTTTCTCGGCCGACTTGATCCCCTGCTGGGTTTTATTCTTGACCCCGATCTCTATGTCAGCGCTTGTAAACTTAGCCATGCTTTTTCTTCTTCCTATCGATCAAATCCAGCGTTTTTCCGTATTGATCCTTAACTACCGTAAATATGTCCATGATGAGCCAGTCCTGATCATCCAGGCCTCCGGCCCGCGGGAAAGTATGATAATCATGAACGTAGAAAAAAAGATTTACCCATCCCGCCCATTGCTGATATATTCGGACTCTATCGTCGCCCTCCGGGAACATCGATATCGGGATCCCCTGGACCATCCAGTCCGTCGTTAAAGAGATTCCTTCAATTTCTCTTTCGCTAAAGGGACGTTCAGGTTTGTAACCTCTTCTTTTAGTAGATTGAATAATTCCGAATTACGCTCGTTTATTTTTCTAAGAAAATCAAGGCTCCATCCTTCAAAGGGAAAATCATCTGCCAGGTCATTAATTCCATAGAGCACCGATCGTGTCGCCATTGCCTCAGTCAATCCCCCGGCGTTTTGTTCGATCTGCTCGATGGTTTTATTCGGATCCTCTTGTTCGATTGCTTTATACAGATCCAGCAGGATTGCTTTCTGTTTCGTGGTGTACCGTCTAACTTCGATAAATACAGTCCCTTCCGGTTGCCCCAGGAAGATCGATATATCAATCCTTTTCGATTCTTCCCTTCTGATCTGATTTAAATCGTACTTTTCGGCCATGCTTGCTTAACCTCCGTTAATTTATATTATGCGCTCCATTTTGTTGATAGAGCGTCCCGATGTGTAATCTTAATGAAATTCGTGCTGTCATATACACCCTCGAAATTGACCGAGAACGGTATTCTGTCCCGGCCTCCGATCGTCGGCGGATCTCCCATGATATGCGTTTTGGGAATATCGATTGACAGCGTGTAATAATATCCGGATTCGATCGTCTCCGTAGACGTGATGATCAACTCGACTCGTACTTGAGTATTATCAAGATATGCGTCCCGCAGCGCGTCACTTGTCGCCGTCCATTCGCACTCCAGTGTCCCGGTCAGGGTCCCAAGTGTTTTATAGGCATGCGCCCGGTAATTACTCGCGTTGAGCACAAACCCGCCGTCGGTATCTATATTGTTGCCGTAGGTTATTGTAAAACTGTTGACGTAAGCGACCGGGGTTGTATCGATCTCAACCGACCCCATGTGAAATGTATAAGGCTGTTTTGTGCTCGGTGATAAGGTCTGTTTCGATACACCGTCGGTTTCATCTTTTCCAACGATCTCAAAATCAGCCGTTACCAAGCTCCCCTTTGATGCAGACAGCGTGAAGTTGTTCACCGTACATCCTGAATAGATCGAGCAGTCAATCCCGCGCTCGATTTCCAGGGCGAAACTATCGAGATCAGTTGCCATGCCGGCCGGTGTGAATACGTGGTCATAGGCTGTACCGCCCGAACCTTGCGTTGTAACGTTCGGTGCTGTCGACCATCCAGTGTCTCCATTCGTGGCATCCGTCACAGATCCATTATTAGCGTTTGTAATAGTCACTACCTCGGATGCCACGCTCGCCCCAAAATCGGCCTTGGCGTCGACTGCGGATTGTAATGCCGAAGCAACTGCTGTATTAACCGCATTCTCAGCAATCCCGACGATGATAGCTGTTTTACCCGTTAATGCCGGATCGGCGGATCCTTTACCGGCCACATCAAACCAGGCATAATATTCTGTTGTCGGATCGTTAAAAGTAATGTATTCACCGCTCAAACTGCCCGATGAATCTGCCTCACAGGTTATTTCCGTGACTTCCGCTTGAGAAGTAAGCACCTGTGATGCGTTCGCCTCAGCGCCCAGGGCCATATACAGCAATAGCCCGATATTGTCGGGATTAACGACGATTGAAAACGGCCCGCCGATATCGTGGGCGCCGTGATAATATTTGTTTATGTTCCGGGACCCGAAAACATACGGCGCTTCGAGTTTTTCAATATTGCTCTTGATATTTTCGTTTATCAGCTCAAGATAAGTGTCAACTGTCCCGCCAGCCCCGAAGCTGGCCTCCTTGATGATCCCTGCCTGCCCCTGCGCTCCTGTTCCGATCGGTGGCATATTATTTTACCTCCATTTTTTTAAATTTTTTATGTTTCGGCTTTACTTCTTCGAGGACCTCGCACAAATCTTTTACCTCTTCATAATCCTCATCAGGCATCAATATGATTTCATCAGGCCGCCTTGATATTACCCGATGGGCTTTTGTCTTAAAAGGGCCTTTTGTTTTTATTTTTTTCATTATGGCGCTCCGTACACATAGGTATATAAAATCGTAAAATCGAAATCGAAAATTATGTTATAGCTGTCCTCTCCCTGGAAAACCATTATTGCTCTCGGGACCGTATATTCTGCATAAGCCCCCCGGGACCCGTCGACACACATTATCTTTTCTATGTCCTCGAGGAAATCGTTCAACTTGCCTTCAATATCATCTTTCGCATAATAAACGCCCCGTAAAACCACATTTAATTTTGATAATATATATTGCCCCGCGATCGTTTCATCCTCTTTTTCATCGTTCCGCCAGAGCACCATTATTGCCGGCTTGTCTTTCGGCAGCAGCTTATTCCAGTTATTAGGCTCACGCGTGACGAGGCCGACGTTTTCATTATAGTCGTCGACCTGTTTAATGCCCTTGAGCGTCGTGACTATGTTGTCGAGGATGCTTTCGCGTTTAACCATTTTTCCACTCGCACTCTTAATTCCTTCTCGAATATTTTAAGCCATTTGGCCCTGTTATCGTCCCTGGCCGGTTGTAGAAATGGCCGCGGGCCGCCGTGCTTTGTCCCGCGGTGCTCCCAATATTCAGGATAATTAAAACCAGTATCCGATCTTACATTTGTCCCCACATGGCCTATAATTTCATTTCCCTCGATTCCTGCCGATGAACTGATAGATCCGATTAACCGGCTGCTATCGACTGTAAGTCGTTCCGGCCTCGGGCCCCGGAGATAGTTCTTCTGGATCTGGCCGGCGATCCATTGTGCAGCGATATGTATAGGCCGTAAGGCTAGAGGGAGAATATTTCGCCCTAGATCTTCAAGATCCTTTCGGACCTTCTTATCATTGATCGTTATGCTTATGTCTACCATTTTTTCTTATACTTCCTTAAGGTCTTCAAAGCGCTTTTTGGAATATCCGTCGTTTCAACCGTCAGGCTCCCATCCCCGACCGTCCGGCTTACAACACCGAACCGATTTTCGTCGCTGTTTTTAAAAAGGTATGCGATAACCTCAAGGCACGCCAGCTGCAGATCGTAAGGAATCGCGATATACCCGGCTGTATATGTAACTTTAAGATTCTTAATCC